CCGGCGCTACTCGGGGTGGAGCTAGCAAGGTGAGTGTCTGCCGTATCACTACCTTGGGGACAAGTCGCGTTGACAGTCGCGCCGCCGGCCCCGTTATTGGCGCACGCCGCAAGGGAACACAACAGCGTTGCCAATAACTTGTTCATTGCGCTTTACCATTGCGAACGGCACCAATGGTTTGCACAATGTATCCTGCCGCGATTACTGATAATCCAGCCCATGCATCACCCGTTGCATTGTCCAACGGTTGTAACGGCCAATGGGAAAGCCAGACAAACACAGTCGAAAGCATCGCAGCAGCGCCCCCAGCGCTGGCGATGTGCAATCCCATTGGTCGCGTTACTCGCGATGCTGGCGCGGGCGGACTATCAACCCTTTCTTCTGACATGCCTCGACTTCTTCCCTTGACGGCATATATAATGATGCCGCTAAATTAACCTGTTGATTGCTCGGCCGTTTGGGCAGGTGTCGCCAAAGTTGGTTGTTCGGACGGCGGCGATGCTCCCATTTCCTCGGGCTGATGTTCATCGAGCAATTCCCGTAAACGTTGATGTTTTTCTGTCGGTAGAACCTGCTGTAAACCTTCGTATAGCAATTCGCATAGTTCTCTTTTCATCATATTCCCACCTGTAAATCGGTCTCGGTCGAAGGATCGAGTACCAATTGTTGTCCAACGATTTCGCCCATAACGAGACCACCAAGTCCCTGTGTGGTCACTCCTAATGTTGGGAACAACGGTGCTCCCTCCAATGGGCGAAGCTGATCGCGATTGACAATGCCGGTTCCGACCGGCGTGAATTCTACCAATGCCAGCGCGTCGAATGTCCATTGCGGCGCACCAGGATCGGGTAGGCGCGCTTTCGCAAAGGAATGTCCGGTAAAACGCTGGTATCTGGTAGAGCTCGAACCGATTAGCTGTTCATACAGCGTTTGCGGTAGCGGCTGATGTTGGCCGGTGCTATCGAGAATTCCACTGCTGTCAACATTAGGAATTCCAAGCGGCCACGCACCGGGGAGTGCATTCGGATCAAATGCATTAAACGGGACCGAACCCGGACCAGCCATGTTTGGATACGAGAACTGTCCGCCACCCTGCGCCCACTGCCCACGATATTGCGGCTGCGTTGGCGGCCCCGGAGCTTTACCGCTCTTTTGAGCGGCGCGAAGCTTGCGATTAGAAAACCATCCCATAGATCACAATCCCGTTGGGATATTCGCTGTCAATGCGTATAATCCCATGCTGTCAGATGATCCTGGATAGGACAAATTGGCGGTTCCAGCTGATCCTGTTACTGGCGCTTCTGCTGCCAGTAATGAATTTCCAAAGCCAGAAGCGGCCGACTGAATGACGCCACTGGTATTCGCATTGCGAGATACCAATACGGCGAGAATGGCAACGCCCACGATCGCCAAAGCGATTGTCGTTAGGCTTTCCGTTAAATGGTTCATGTCACCCTACCAAAGTTTGAAGCCCATTGAAACCGCTTGTGGTTGATAGCAGCGGATTGCTGGCAGTTGATGCCACTGGTGATACTGCCGCTTGAATAACGCCGGCCAATGCAGTGCCACCACTGGTGAGCACACCACTGGTATTAGCATTGTTGCTGACAATAACAGCGACAATGGCAAGACCAATGATTGCCGCGATTATTGTTGTAACCGCTTGCAAACCTTCATTCATTGCCATATCTCCGCGACCATTGACAATGCGAGCATAAAAGCGATACCGGAAAAGAGCACAATCAATGTTCCAAGAATGATAATATGGATTTGCCTTTCATTCACGGTAATATTGCTCCGATCAATGGTATTGCTTTCAGAAAATCTCCCGCCGCGCTCGTTGCTGTCGATGCTGCCGATCCGCTTGTTGTACCTGTCTGATTGACTGTGATTTCCGGCTGTCCTGTCACTGGCGCTGTCTGAGGTATCGTCGCTTGTGGGATCGATCCGGTTACTGCTGCCTTGAAATTCTGGAACGCTCCCTGATTGCTGATTACAATCACCAACAGAACGAGCGCCAGTAATGCTCGACTGACGTTCCGCATGTCTGGAATATATCCGATCGCGCCAATCGCCAGTATCGCCGCCGCCCATTTGACGTATCCTCCGGCATCGGATTGAAGCAACTGGAATAATTCTGCCTGTGTATTGCGGTATGCAGTCAAGATTAAAGCAGCGCCAATGATCAAGAATGCTACTGCCATCAGAAGATACCACCAAAATCAGACGATCCACCCGAGACATTCAAAGGATCAATCGACGCACCCGCAACACTTCCTCCGCCAAACGCATCAAATCCCTGTCCTGTATCAATTGTCTCAATACCTGGAAGGGACGAAAAGTCGGTCGTAGCAGAGGAAAAATCTTGATTACCTCCAATAGTACCTACAGCATTGCCAAGCGCGCCGGCAGCAGTAAGAGTGCTGTCGAGTGCATTGGTGGTACCAGCCGGATTACTTGCCGTTCCCTCGGCTCCCGTCAGTGGTACGTTTGCCGACGCTTGACGAGTGCCGAAGAATACAGACAAGTATTGTGGCAAATCTCCCTTGGCGGTTATATATAGGAAGAAACCGCCAATAAGAGCAATGCCAATCCAGGTAGAATTGTTTTCCAGCGTCTACAATCCTACGCTTGCTCCCCAACTGGGATATTTCACACCGACGATATATCCCACTATGAGAACCAATACCAACATCAACCAATGGTGCGATTGCATTTGCGATTACCCTTCCCGCATTGCCGCAAGAATGCGGCCCCAAAAGATCAAGGCAATCATGAGCAATCCGACGAGTAGGAATATCTGGACTGTATCGAGCGGCGTAGTGAATGGCTCATGCAGCCAGCTATTGATGCCCGTTATTAGATTGCCCATGCAGCTTACCTCATTATCATTGCTGTATGAAAGATTACGTTCCGTACAGCGAACCGGCTTGCGTAACCTGATTGATCAGCGCCAAAGCTTCCCAGCCAACAAGAAATGCAGCGCCGCTCCCGCTCACAAGGGACGGGTTGACGATTAGCTGCATATTGCCGTACTGAATGGTATTGATTGGTTTACTTCGGTGATCGAAGTAATAGGTTCCCTTCGGACAGTCGTTACCAATGATAAGCCGAGCTTTCAACGCAGTGGTGAAAGGATCGAGCTTAAAAATGTTGGTATAGTTGGCCGACTGCAACGCGAAGTAATTGATATCGCTCCCGGTGTTAAGCGCACCATTGTTGTCGTATACGACTGTCGTCGAGTAGAACGATCGAAAGTTCGCGTACGGGATTGGATTGTCCTGCGACTGGACGACGTTACCGATTGCGGTATTGTTCAGCAGATATGCCGTCGATAGGTCGAGCAATGGTAGGATCGGCCCACCATTCTGATCGATCGGTACCTGATCGATGATATTCTGGTAAACCGTGATATTGGTAAGACCAAGCGCGGCCGTTGAAGGATTGGCGCTCGATTTGTACATCGAATTGGTAACGTCGGTCGCGGCGCTACTGGCGAACATATTTGGATTGACTGTTAATGCCAAATTCATTGTCGCACTGGTAACACCAGCGAAGATACCACCCGCAAGATTGTGGTCGGTATAGCTCACAGGGATTTCAAAGTGAGCGAATACAAAGCCGCCGGTCGCAGCCGCAAGAGATGCAGCATACATCAGCTGACCGTCACTTGTAAGCGTGCTACTGGCAGTGCCATTGAATGCATTGCCAAAGCCGAATACTGTCACTTCTGGTACGGCGAGCGGCGTAACGGTCGCGGTGGCGGTACTGTTACCGTTGACAAGGACGGGAACATTACCGAACACTTTCCTCCGCTTTGCTGACGCGATCATTGACAAATGCCAGCCTGTCGTATTGACACGCTGTTGGTTGGACAGATCGGTCAACTGCACATTCGAGAAGAAATTCGATGCGCCAAACGGTGTAAGCGTTTGCGTTTCACCGCTGGTGGCATTGGAAATAGTTGCGGCCACCTGAACCAAAAACCGTTTGATGTATCCGACGTTCCGGATAGGAACATTGAATACCTGACCAAGTGTTGGTGTGGTACTGGTTGAATAGATGTTCAACCACTGGTCAATACCACGCTGGATCAACAGGGATCGAGCCGAAGCGTTTGCTGCGGCGGGCGACTGTGACGGTTGCTGTTGAGACTGTGCCATTTGCATCCCGTAGGTGCTAGCGATAATGTTCCCTATGGATTAAACAATAGAGGCAAGCTATTGTTTACACCATGTAACCGTCAATGCCATTGCGGCCATGATGATCCCGACGACAAACCAGTTGTGAGGATTTTTGATCAATGGAATATTGATGAAATCTCCCATTGTTTTACTGCGCTCCGATATAGCGCATGTATCCTTGCCCCACCAAGGAATACAGTGCGAACAACAGTGCGACCATCAACGCGATGGTTACGATGTTTTCGGCTGAGAATGATAGTGAAGTCATCTATATTAGCTCCCTCCGCACCTTCCCGCCGAACCAAGTCTTAGGCACGCGGTCATCAAACCTTTGGAGTATTGTCTCACGGTCTGGCACCGGCCGCAAGAGAAAAGTGGTATAGCGGTCCACGTCATGCCACCATGAGTGATACTGTGGCAGCGGTTTCTCTAAATCAACCGGAACAAATTGTTCAACGATCTTATGGTCTCGTCTATCGTTCAAATGGAATACACAGTAAAAATTCGCCTCGCTGAAGTTAAACCGATTAATCCAGGCCGGTCGCTGAGCAAGCGTTATCATAGGTATTCTTTTCGAGCGCCCTTGCGTAAGTAATGATCGAAAGGCTCCTTTGTCAGGAAGCATATGGGCTTCGTCGATATACAGTCCAGTCCTTCCCCGCTCCCATATCCGCCAAAGTAATTCTTCAACCTCCGCCTCTTGGTCTGGTCGCGGATGGACGATATACAGTCCAGGACTTCGCGGCACCCGCGCTTTTACTTTGAGCTCATGTAATCGCGGGATTTGGTTAAGTAAAGCGTCACCTTTGTAGTCAACGATTACATAGGGCATGCTGTCAAAGCGGGCATGCGACAAAAACCACGCCGCCGCCTGCGTCTTACCACTACCATTCCTCCCCATGATTGCGAGGCGATGGTCAGTGTGTGGAAGGCGAAACGATTTCATGCGGCATCAAAGGATAGGCAGTAGCAACGGGAGCATTATCGGTAGCTTCATTGTCATTCTTATTCTTATTGATTTTTGACGCCGCCAACCGTGGTCCGTATATTGCGCACAATGCTATCGCAAAATTGATATGGTCTGCGACCGCAGGAGCAACATCCGGTACGTTATAGTGTCGCAATACCTGACAAGAGCTTTCCCCGAGCATATGGGCTTCGCCTTCATTAATCGCCCATATGGGATTATGAGTGAGCGCCGCAAGCATTGCATGGATATTCAGCAGTATACCTTCAACTGCCTTTATATCCAAATTCGTTTTGTCGCGAGCGGTATTTTTTCTTGGACCACGCTTTCCTTGTGCCGCTCTTTTTCTTGGTCTTCCATCTGGGAAGTATCCATGTCCGTATGGTCCGGGGTCACTTCCATCACTCCCGCTGTCGATTCCGTCTGGTTCTCCGCCGTCGATTGCTGTTGGGTCAATAACTCCACCGTTTCCGCCATCGTCAAAGCTGAAACTGCGCCTTCTAGCCTGTCCATCCGATCCATCAAGTTCTGCCATCTGTCATCCTCCACCTGAATAGCAGTAGTTGCTGCCTCAGTTGCATTCTCAGATATTTCGACTGCGGTTTCCGCTTCGATTTTGGCTAGCTCTATCTGAGCGTCAGCCTGAATTTGCGCAATATCGCAAGCCGCCTCATCACTTGACTTAGCAATCTCTATCGAGGCTTCGGCTTGTGCTTCGGCCGCCTCTTTCTCTTCTCTCGCAGCACCTTCGTCAACAATGGTGATATTGTCACCTTCCATCGTTCGATTTCCTCTATCCTGTTACGAAGAAGATCGACATAAAGACAAATTTCTTCGATGCTCCATGTCGAATAATCGGGTCCGGCAGCATCATGCGCTGTCGTTGCCCCCGACTTTGCTAATTCTTCGAGTGCCATTTGTTCTACTTGCGTGAACGTTGGCATCATCGTCATAAGGAGCATTTCCGGCATCATGTTTCCCCGCTTCGTTTAGTGCGACAACAATAGTTGTCTGCATACTTTCGATCCTATCAAGCCTCGCCTCGATACGATCAAGCTGCACCTTGACGGCTTCACCAATATCAATAATATTGCGAGCCGCAGTGTTAACAACCTCTGTATCAATTCCCAGAGATTGCATCAGAAATCCAAGTCCGCCGATGCCTGCCATTAGTATTGTACCTCCCCATGCGCTTCGATATTGTGTGATAATTCCAGGGTCATATCGGTAAGAACATTGCGCAAATCAGTAAGGAACTGATCGCGTTTTTGCTGTGCGTTGAAATATATTCGAAAAGGAACGTTGTAAGGCGCTCTGATTCGGACAACAAAGCTACTATCCTCTATCTGAGCGTCAATCGTAACAGCATCAGGCGTTGGCTTCGTAGTAGGATAGGAAAGCTTCTCTGAAAGCGCCATTGGTTTGTTCCCTTACGGATTGTCTGTGGAGTAGTATACTTGCGCCGATATGACGCCACTGGTAACATCTCCACCATTATCGATCAGGTGGACTACCAATGCTTGCGTGAATGGTATCTGCAACCCTGTCATTGATGCAAGTGCAAGATTTTGCACGCCATTAGCAGAGGAGATGAAATAGGAGGTAGAGAAAAGTACCGTTCCGCCAATGCCGTCAAGAATTTGCACTTGTACCGCATCGTCAGCCGATACCGCCGTCACGCGAACAAAAATGTCAAATCCTCGCAAGACGCCTGCGCCTTGAAAGAGGACAGTATTGTTATTACCAGATGGAACAGCTATATTATTGTTAGCCGCGCCAACGCTGAAATTTGACTTTTCAATAGCAATGGGAGGAGGATTGAAATTCAATATTTGAATAAAGGTGCTGTCGCCATCGGAGGCGGCAGGACATGATGCATAGAAATTCAAAGCATTGGTTACGACTGGAAACAACCCTTCAGAGAAAGCTGGTACATCTAGGCGGAATTGAGTATCGGGGAAAACGATTTCTACATCCTGGGAATTCTCCAAATTGTCAACATATAGCGCACATATCTGACTGATTTGAAGATTTGTCTGAGAGATCAGATTGAACCAAACCGCTCCGCTGTCAGTATCACCATCCCATTTGACCGCGACAGGAACTGTCATATTTCCTTCTGGTGGCGCATTCATCAGCACCGAACGGAAAGACTGATAATTCCCTCGATAGGGAGATGCGCCAGGAATTGCGACTACTGCGGCCATACTGATACTCCTATGGGAGATAAAGCCATGCGAGCCATACAGCGAGCAATGCTGGTGAACGATATATCATCAATCCTATTGTCACCAATATGATGACAATAGACATGACGATTAACAGCGGCCATGAAGGCGCTATTTTGTCGTTTAACCAGTTATATGCATCATCGATCATAGCGTTTCAAGGACAGGTAGCCGTAGATGACATAAGCCATTCGAATGTTGATGGATTAATACAGAGCGCATGCGTACCTGATGACGCAGCGGACAAACCATTTCCGGTTACTTTCAAACCGGAAAAATTCATGGTAGTAGGCTTGACACCTGTGCCTCTTACATTTGCTGCAAAAGACATAGATACAGCATTGTTACCATTCATGGTCTGATCAATCCATCCGACATTGTTCTGATCACCGGAATTCATCATACGAATATTAGCGAAGTGACCGGCTGCGGTATCACCTGGCATTAATGTCAATGTTGTCGAGGCGGCAGTTTGGTTACGCAAGCGAAGGGCATTATTGACATTCCCGGCAGTGTCCGCTTCCATGACAATATTATTGCCATTACCAATCATAAAATGACCACCATAAATAGTGTTACTCCCATTGTCAGTAATAGGTGTTGTCGTATTTGTCGTTCCACCTGTACGATAGACCCAAGTATCCTGTCCATCTGTCGTAATATTAATACCATCAATACTTTCATTTTCCATAAATGAAAACGATATAAAAGTCCCTTGTACCGCTCTGCCTAGTCCTCCCCATGTAGAACCGTGCCCATTCAAAGATACATCAACAGCAAGATAGGTGTTATGCCCACCAAGAATATTGTTAATACCAATCGCCCCACCATGCACATATCCAGTATCGAATGTTTCGGCATTCGGTACCGTGCTGGTATGGCCGGCCGTAGTAATCAATTCAATTTCGACGGCAGCGGTAGTAAAGAACATCGCATCATTGACGGCGACAGAGGTACAAGCATTGGATAAAGTAACAGTAGTCGCATCATGCGATAATACTGTTGTTCCCGATGGTAATGCAGCACCATTTGTCCGATCGACGACATATACGGTTCCACCGAGATCGTTAATATTGGTAGTATCACTAATGGTAAGGGTGGCGGTCGAACAGGTGCCGGCAGTCTTTTGTGCTCCATCATTCGAGCGGAAATTCTTGATCTTGTTCCACCAGCACTCATTTTGACCACTATCGACACATTTGATAGTAATCGCGGCGTCAGGAAACGATCCACTGGCAACGCCATCATTATAAGGATAGGTTCCGCTATATACTCCCTTCCATTGAATGTTATCTATTGTGCTATTGGCGATCGATTGGAGCATATAGGCAGAGCCATTATGCCCATTCATATCAATATTAAAAGTATTGAGGTTAAATCTCTGTACTTCACCTGGATTTGCCCCTGGTGACGGCAGTAGAAGCAATCCAAATCCATCCTGCTGCATTTGCAATGTCGTTTGAGCATTGGCGCTCAAAGTAGTATGACTATAACAAGTCATACCATTATAAGGTATAGTAGCATTAATATCTATAAAAGCTGGTAATCCATAGGTATATGCCGCTTTGCACATAGCATTAAGAGCGTCACTATTGCTCTGCGGATTGGTTCCGACAGCGGCAGTTACGCCAAATTCTGAGGCGGACCATTGACCGCTTAACGATGCTTGCCAGCACCAAGGAAGCGGTACGCCGGCGCTATTGATTGGCTGTACTTCACTACCATTGTCGGCCGCATCGCACACTCCCTGCAATAGAGTATATTGAAGAGGAGCGGTATCACCGGCGGTAATAAACCCCATTCGAGTAATCGTATACTGGTTGGGATTGATAGAAAGGTGTTGGAGCTCGTAGTTATTGTAAACAAAGGTGTCGCTATTATTATTGGCAGTCTGCGCCAATAGCATTGTCGGGAACAGTATCGCGACGAGTATCAATGCTAGGCGCATGAAAATCTCCCTGTGCTGGGTCAAGTATAGTCTAGCTCGTCGAAGCCGTCTAGGCAAGGGTCTGGAAGCTCCCCGGTGAGCTTGCGAATATCATTCAGATCCTCCCCGATCGTAGTCCACACAGTAGAAGATAAATATTCGTGCCCCGGTAGAGTGAAGTGTCGAATATAGGTAGAATATTTCGCATATTCCATCGTCCTTTTATTGGTCCAATCCATGTTGAGCGCGCGGGATATACTTTGCCAATGCCCTATATCTTCTGGTTTTCCATGGGCGCAGGCAAGTTTTATACCATGGAATACTTGAACAGGAATGTTGAACGTCATACCACCCGCATCATTATCTTGCCCCCGGACCAAACGCGGGTTATCAAGAAATCTTTGGAAGGATTGTTCTATCGATGGAAAATGCTGCCTGAGAACCTGCATACGAATACCCCTCGTCTTGTATTTAATATCATCCCCATCGGTCCCACCTAGATTGTATATACCTGGAAGCATAGCGAACATAGTATCATGTTGTTTAGCTTCCCATTCCCCAAGCCATTCACCTGTTTTAATATTCTTAAGAGAATTGGTACTGTATATGCCATCTGTAGCAATCATAACTATATCGCTTTGTTGTCCATTATAAGCGTGAATGATCCATGAACGTGTATATGCTGTTATTAATCCTG